TGTGAGTCCTCCTTTCTTGCCTCTACCACTTCCAAATCTATACGGGCTTCGTGGTGCTCTTTGTGACGACTTAGCACCTCTCACTCCTTTATCTACGAACACACCGTATTCCTCCATTAGAAATGACAATGAAAAAGAATTCTTACTTACGTTTAAATCCGACTTAATAGAACGATGTAGTGAACCAGAAGCCTTCTTGCCTCCTTTGGTTAGGTTTCGCTTAGATTGTAACACTACACCCTTCGCAAACTTGTTTAACGCGTCCTTTACTTCGTTCATTATCTTTTCAGGGTTTTATTTAATGCGTCTTGCTCAACTCTTTCTTTGTCGAGTTGATAGGAGATAAGCGTAAGGCATTTATGAAGGGGTTCTCTCGTGACTTCATCAAGTCTCCATACCTTTCCGTGAGCAAGTTTATAGATTGTATGATACCATCCCCACTTAGCCCCGAACTGTCCTTGTGATGTGTAATCAGTTCCACCGCCTCCGCTTTTAAAAATTGCAGGGTACTGTTTAATAATTCGCTTTCTAAATGGTAAAAAAAAACATACGCACCAAGCGCAACGTCTAACGGCATGTGCTGCATTAAGTCAGCGAATTCGTCAGAGCCTTGGTAGTCGTGTATGGTGTACTTGTCCCCTTTCTTGTTTTTGATAGGTCGAAACAATACCGCCATCGCTTTGTGCATGTCCTCCCATTTAGTAATGTAGGTATCAAGATCAATGTACTCCCCTTGTGAGATGTTATCAAGATTCGGAATGAAACCAAACTCAATATCTTTAATGGTAAACGTTGGGATAAGATCGTATTCACCAGTGAACATCTCATTGATGCCACTGGTTACTTCTAAGATTGATTTACGCTTAATGGGTAGCACGTGTATTAATTCCACGTTGCAAAAGCACTCCACCATTTTTTGTAGCAGAAAATCGTTTGATCCTTCCAGCTTGTCGGCTGTCTTCTTAAACTTTTGATATTGGCCTAGCGTGATGTCATTTAGACTGCTTGGTACTGTTAACTTCACTTCCATACATATCTAACCGAAAGCGAATGAATTTGTAGCAAATAAAAAACCCCACACCAATATGGTGCAGGGCTATCATACAGACCAATGTATGAAAACTAAATCCTAGTGCAATGGTAATTCCAAAGAATGTTTGTATTGCTTCCGGTTGGCCTACTAAATCCTAGAATCCAATTGCCATCCTCTTGTCGTAGATAGACTAGGCACCCCTGGAAGGTACGGTTTTCTTCTTCAATACGTAGAAAGTATTTGTTTCCGTCTGCTACGTATGTGTATTTTATAGTGTCGGTTAGCGTTGTGCCGCCTACACCTTTGCCAGTTACAAACAAGTATCCATCTGGTGTGAATTCAATCGTTTGGTCAGGCGTGTGGATCTCTTTAATATCATTGCCTTCCCATAGTTGAATAGCGTCTACTCTCCATGTCCCTACAATTAACTCGTTGGCATTGGTTGGTACTATACGTTGCTCTTGTGTTACTTCCTTTTGACAGGATAGCATTAGCGTTGATAGTGATAGTAATATAATTAAATGTTTCATGATGTTTTTACTTAAATATATCTACAAACTCTGGTTTAAATACGCTATTGTGATGAGTGGTTGGAGGAAATGATAAGCGGCTAGTAGATAAAGTACTTACCTCTGTTGGGGTTTTCTAATTGAGATGTTAACGCGTATCGTGCTGCATCGATAGCGTGGTTAAATGCATCGATTGGTTTATTTAGCGTGTTACCTTCTTTATCTTTCATCCAAGTGTAATTGGATAGCTCTTTGATTAGGTTCTTACTCCTGGCGGTAACATATATTTCGCTCTGGTTAATCAAGTTAATACCGTACACAATAGAGTCACGCCCTTTACTTACTGGATGTACCTTGTGTCGGTAGTTGTTTAATTCAGCTATACTTTTAGGCTCTGCGCTGTCCGCGTATATCATACCACTAACATCGTGAGTATTAAGTAGGTCGCTTATATCGCTGTTCAACAACTTCTTTTGGTATATGATCTCGTCGAATATGTAAGCGTTGTTATACTTGTATAGTGATACGAGACTCGTAGGGTCGTTGGTGTATCCAAAATCTAATCCGTGACACAACAAACGCGCTTCCTCTGGCAGAATATCAATCTCTTTCCAGTCTGGAATACATACACCTTCGAGGGATCCGATTTGACCAAGACCATACACCTTCCACCAGTTAGCCCAATAAGATGAAGTCTTCGCTTTCTCTCTGGCGTTCTCAATCTCCTTTACAATTGTCTCTGGCAATGCCTCGTTATCTTTGTAGGTGAGCGTGATAAAATCAACGTTTGGTTGGCCTATGAGTTCCTTATCTACCCAGAACGTGCTTACAGGGTTGTAGTCAAGCCATATATCCCCGCTTGTACGTATCGCTAATTGGTAGTAGGCCTCAAAGGATATGTTGTTGCACTCATTAACGTATAATGTGGTACGTCTTGCACCTCTAAGCCTGTCTGGCTGGTCTGCGCTAAAGAATTCAATGTAGCTGCCATTATCGAATGTATACTTCATTGTTGATTTATTGAATTGACGGTCTTTATATCTCCCCGTCTCCACCATAATCTTTAAAAAATCTTTAAGCGCACCCCTTCTTAAATGTGGCACACTCTCGGCAACTACGGAAATTTCAAGGCTAGGATATTTCGCAGCCTTGCTTGCTAGTATTGGAAGTATTCCAAATGTTTTACCCGCAGATGTTCCACCGCGTACTACCTTGATTCGGTTTTGTAGCTTGGTTAACTTACGTATCGCTGTTGTTGGTTGGAACACTAAAGATCAAATATTGGAAGGTCCCCAGTTAAGTTAACATCTTTGGTTTCTTTCGGCTTACCGTACATGTATTCGAAGTACATCTTAACAGCCCAAGAGTTTCCGTCTTTAACTGCTTCCTTTAGAATTTTATGGGCCTCGTCTTCGTACTTACCTAGTTTCTCAATAAGTTTCTGTTCGTCCGCTTTCGGTTTGCGTCCTGCGTTCTTGTTTCCTCCGTTGTTCTTTCTTCCGTCTGCCATAATTCAAATAAAATCATTAATGATTCACACTTATTGCATACTTACCCCTGTACAGGTTCACATATTATTCACTCTTATACGCTTTGTAGAGCTCTTGTAGTTCGTTGTATTTGGTTTTAACACAGCTTGCGCAGTTGCCTGGTACTTGGTACTTGTAGTTGAATATTCGTGCGTGTATTTGGAATAGCTCTACTACTTCGCTTGCATTTAGTTGTGTTCTACCTTCGATACGTTTGGAGAATGTTACTTCTTTTTCTGTTAGCGTCTTTGGTCTTCGACGGAACGTTAGTTTGTTTAATGCTTCCTTTCGTTTCTCGCAGCCTTCACATGGTTCTCCGCCGTTAAGGAACTCAACGAATGCTTTTATTCCTGTTGCTTTGGTGATCTTCTCTACTTTGTCGCCTAGTCCTTCTGGTTCTTTTGGTAGGGTTGGCTCCTGTACTCTTTTTACTTTGGCCTCTTCGACGGATAGACCGGCCGCAATCTCTTCTGGTGTTCTTCTAAATCTTTTACTCATAGTAATTCGTAATCTTCGTTAATTAAATCTTGATAGGTTTCGCCGAGGCTATCTTTTAATCGTTGCTTACAGTTCTTCACTGTGTTCCATAGGCTTGTTAGGCTTATGCCGGTTTCTTTTTCTATTTCGCGTAGGCTTTTGCCTGAGTCTTTGTAATAATTAAATAGCATTTTATCGTACCAGTGCCAATCTTCTTGTGCTTTCAATATCATCTGGTCAAACCTATGCTGCGCTTGTTTCCATGGTATATTATCATCTTGTTGTATTTCTTGCACGTTACATAGTGAAACCTTCTTCATTTTCGCTATGTCTTTTCGGTGGGTAGCGAAGGTGTTTCTAAGAATAACAAACATGAAAGCGTTATTCACTTTTCCATTTGGTGCTATCTTCTCAGGTTTAGCATACTTGTATATACGTATGTACGCCTCTTGCACAATATCCTCAGAAGTGCCATTAGCACCCATAGATTTTACTATTGACACCCACTTATCATGATTCTTGGCTACTTCTTTTAAGACTTCGTTCACACATCAAATATACGAATTATAGCTAAGTGTGTTTCTTTATTATATATTTCGTTGAATGCCTTTACTGATTCTTCGCGGGTTTGAGAACGTTTATACCCTCCAACAGACTTAATTGCTCTTTAATTGTAATCGTATCCTAATTTATCTTCGAAAATTTCCATGCTTCCTGCCTCGTTCTGTTTGCGTTCTCGCATTTGGTCGATCTCGTATTCGATTTCTTTTAGTAGGTCATGGGTAAAGTTGCACTTCTCTAGTCGCTTTGTGCTGGTAAAGAAGTCAACGTCTATGGTTCCGGTGAATACGTGACTATCTTCGTTGTACCAGTTTGGCTTTACTTCTGCTATAGTTTCGTCGGTTTTAATGAGTATGCGATTGTTTTCGGTATAGCATGCTAGGTATTCGCTTTCGTAGTGTGGTACTTCTAGGTAGTTATACTCACTACCTTTTAGCTTCCAGGCCGTTGCGTGGTCTAAACTTTGCGTGGTCGATACTGGTTTCCCTTCGATTTTTAGAGTGTATATTGTCATGGTCTTCTATTTAATTTGTTTCCTCAAAGATACTACTGCTACTCTGGTTGTTTTCTAGTATTGTGTTGAGCGGCTTGTATTCTATATGAGTGGCGAATCGACCACAACCCCAACTATATGCAGTATGTAAACGAACACTGTTACTGCTGCTATAAGTATAGCTGTTTGCATTGCAAATTTGAGTATTGCTCTAGTCATTTGGTGGGGTTGGTAATGGTTGCCATTTAGTATTCTTCACTGGTATCGATTTATCTTTTTCCATCCAGAACCAATGATCTATATCTCTATAAACTTTTTGCGGCTCACCATTGTACCAGATAAAAACATATTCATCTTCTTCCGGCAATCGATCCTCCACGCTTATCCACTTACTCTTTTCTGCGTGGTAGGCTTCAGCGAATTCTTGCATTAACTCATACACTTCATATTGGGATTTATCATCATCATTGAAGTGAGCAAGCATTAAACTATAATCAAATCCAATTGAGTTTAAATACTGTTTTGCTTTATCTTCTGCTTCTTTACTCATGCTGTTTCTATTAATTTGTTAGTCATTCTTTCCGCTACTGTTCTGGCGTGGTTTCGGTGGGCGCGTAGTCGCTCACGATTTACCAAGTTCTCACAGGATCGCATAACGATATTATAGATGTTATCCTTGCTATCTATTTCGTTTAACCCGAATATGATTGCTGCTCTTTGTGCGTAGCTGCTTACGGTTCCTGGGGTTAATCCGAGGTCTTTCGCTACTTGTCTTGGTGTTTGACCAAGTATTCGGCGTAGTACGTAGCACCTCATTAGTAGTCGCTCTTGGTTGTTTAATAGCGTAACCCGTAGCATGTGCTCAATGTGTTTCTGTGTGTTCATTGTTATTTATTTAAAATTTGGTGAAACTCATATAGCATCCATCCGAGATAAAGTGTAAACAACAAGTGCGACCATGCATTGTATTTTTCTACCTTCTTATTTTCTCCGTGCTT